AAAGAAGAAAAGTGAGAAAAACTTCTACTGGGCGTACCCAGGGATCGAACTAAAATAAGTTACTTAATTAAGGGCACACCTAATGTATGCAAGGCTAGTATTTTTGACTATTGAGCCTAATCTATTAAAATAAAAGAATTATGACTAGTTGTTATATAAGGGCGATTAATTCTTAAAACTAGAGACTAAAACACTACTATAGTTAAGAGCTAGTAATGAGTAATTCTAAATGGAATGCTATTTTTAGATAATAGCAAACTGTGGTTCGATAACCTGACGTATACGCTCTCTTCTGAGTCTCATTAAATGAAGAAGAGTTCACGATGACGACCTAGCACCTAAGCCACGGGGGGGTTTGCGTTAAACGCGAATCTGGATTCCCAATCCACACAACAATTTTCGTAAACGATTACAGTTTCGGTATAATGAGCGCTGAATAGCATACTCACTATGCAAAGCATAGCTTTTAGCCAGTCAGCACCACAACCTACCATTGTTTCCGCAGTTTCACCTGTAATGGAACGAATTGTTTTTATCTATGTTGCTGTATATTGCGACACGAATGGGGCTCCTAATAATTGATTGAATGAAAAATCGTCACCGACTGCACGATATACGGCAATTCGCGTGCGATCTGTCAATACGACAGTACCAGACGTGGATAAATCTATTTCAGTGAAATTCCGTTGAAATAGATCCGAACTGATATTTCCACCAGCAATTATAGGGAGTATTGGATACCTCGAATAATGAGGCACCTGAAACTCAAACACTCCTTCGATGTTACGTGGCATGTAAACATCTGCAGCTGTGAAGTATTCTGGTTGCAACGAATTGACAAAATCAACAGGAGACGCTCCTGCGGTCAACAGTTGCTCCGGTAACAATCTTACACGAGCAGCGAATATTTGAGAATCATAAGGCAAAACCTTAAACCTAAAACTACCTCTAAAGAAAGCGTAAAGATACGAGAAGTAATCATACATATCTATAGATCTAGGAAGGGTTGAACCTGAAGATAAAGGCGAATTCACTTTAGAGGGTTGTATCTGATACGAGCCTGTAATTAAATTACCATTGGCGGCGTCAGTATACACCTTGTGAAAACGCTTTATAACTTGACGAATTGATGAAGTTTTTTCGCCTACAGTGATAGCGCCACCGACATAATTAGTGCCCGACTCCTGTTTTGATGTTAAAGGAGCGGTTACACCACCAGAAGCTTGTATAACTTCCATTGGTGCCATGAGACCTTCTGACTCTCCAACCTGAGCTGTAGCCTGCAACAATCTAGTTAAAGGGGATGCAGCAGGAGCTGGAGGGGGAGGGAAAGTTACATCACTTGGATATATCGATGGTAAACGTGGAATAGCAAGTTCAAAATCAGGAGCTGCTCCAACTTCGGTTAAAACCTCGATTGACGCTTGAACAGTACTAACCGCACGAAGCTCATTTAGTACGACCATATAAATATTGCCTGTACTAAAGAAGTTCGTACGAGAAGTACCCGGAAAAGCGTTATCGACGAGTAACCATTGTTGAATAGCTACGAAAGGAACATTGAACTCTACGTCTGTATCAGAACGCAAATCGACTATAGTTGAATAATTTGCATCAATATCGAAATTAGAGGGAAGGGATGTACCAGCTGAATTATCACCAGGCACATATATTATTCTAACTCTACCGGAATGAAATTTAGTTTTAACAAATTTGAATATAAAATTAATACCACCTCTCCATTGCCTAAAAGCAGCTGAAGTATAAGCTAAAGTTGTAGGGGCGTACTGAGTGGCGGATATAGTATGACGGTAAAAGTTTGGGGTGACGGGCGCGCTGAACAGCACTGCACCTGCCGCAGTCGATGTAGACCAATTGAATCTGGTGTAATAAGATGGAGTCCGTGCAACATGAGAGAGTGACATCTCATCAATATTCGTACGAAAAAGCGATGCATCCGTTTCCAGAGAATTGGTGGACAACAACGACAACATGTGCGATGTATCAACGCCATCAGAGTTTGCCATAAAACGCGTGGTTGAAAGTTTTGTCACGTGAGGCGCTTCAATAGAAGTTGGTTTAGACCAACCAAATTGACGCGCGACGTCTGCAATACCTTTCGATATCCACAACGCTGGTTGAGCAAACTGTGATATACCAGGGATGTCTGTGACAGCACCTAAAGCAGTAGATATAGCGGAGGCGGTTGAGGTAACAATACCAGCTCCACCGGCTTCTTCTACTGCTTCTGATCCAATCTGAGCAGTAGCTGTCAAAGGCAAACCTGTTGGGTATCTGAGTTGTATATTTTTAAAATTCATAAAAATAGTATAGTCAACTGTGCCTGTTCCAGAAACGTCACTCAAAGGAGAGTAGACGACTAATTGGAACCGACCCATAGAACCAATACCATTAGTTAGTTCAGAAAATGAATAAGGGCTAATATAAGGTACACACATGGTGGCCTCAGTACATGTAGACAAATCTAGATCAACATGTGGTGAACCTGTTATAGCGGGTAAAAATTTGACGTTAGTAGTTGCAGATGTAGTAGATGAAGAATAATATTGTTGTTTATTACCTAAATAACGATAACCAGGTATCCAACTCAACAGTAGACGGCCACCTTGAAAGGGTTGAGAATTAACTTGAACCCGAATCATGGCATCCGCACGGAAACCGTAAAAGCGATCAACCTTGGTTTTGTACATATCTTTAAATAACATATCCCATGGTAATTCGTATTGCTGTAAAACTGTACCAGCAGCAGTAGTAGTTGCCCACGCTGCTGTGGTCATCATAATAGGTCTCTCCAAGAAAGAGATAATATTATGAGTACGGCCATCATTGACACATTCCATAAAAGACTGGCTATATGAAACTGGGTCAAGATGTACGTCAGAATTTGGAGCAATACCTTCCGATGAGAATTGGAGAATTTGTTGTTGTTGGGTATAATTTTGAGTGTTTTGAAAGTTTGCAGGTAAATTTCTGACATTAATGACTACCTAATCAATTAATGACATTCGGTATATATCTAGATTTCAATGGGGCTGCCATTAGCCATCTTGATAAGTAAAGTTAAATAACTAAGCCTTATAATTTAGTAGCAATTATATTAATTTTCCATATACCTAGCATTATAATATAAAGATCACACTAAAAGTTAATTTCTGTATTCATTTGTTCATTCCTGAATTTGGCTAATACAGCACGCCTACTATCAGGATTAAATTGGATACCAGTACCACGAGTTATCTGCATACCGCAAGCGATCATTTTATTTCGCCATTGGTTATCAACAGATAATTCATGGAGGGCTAATTCGGGTAGACAATACGTAGATAAAGTATCAACGCATATCTGCAATGCTGATGCATTTCCCGCACGAACCCAATTCGGTGCATCAAGAAGTACATTTATGTCCATAGGGGAAACCCATAGTTGGATGCTCTCTTCAAAGCGAAATTTGCGTTTGAGAAAAGAAACATCAGCTAGTTTTCGGGCCTTGACAATGTCTCCTGTTTTTGCTTCGTCTGTCATGTCCATATCTAAATTAGTTTTAAGAACTTGTGTAAGAGTTTCCTGGTTATACAAGTCTATAACAGAATGTCGTATATTCATAATGAAGTCATCTCCATAAAAAATAGACGATGTGTGCTCAAAAAACGCACTCATCGTAGCTAAGTGTTCATAGGTCGGATGACTTTGCATAATCGTCAACCAAGAATCAGCTAGGACGCAATGATTAACTATACTATTAAGTATAGCCGTCGCAGGGCAACCAGATGGTATACCATTGCGAACGAAATAAACCAAAGCGCCTTTCGCTTCCTCATGATTAGCGATATGCAAATGATTAAAACATTCCATTCCTAATTTATACAAAAATTCATAAAATTGTTTAACATCTAATTCTTTACCACATATAACATTACGTTTTGCTTTGACAATGTTTTCCCAGTTAGCAAGTAACCAGTCACACATGATCTTCACCGCGACCTCAACATATTGTACAGGTAGAGTTCCATCGAAATTGGAATAATCTCCTGCAATTACGTTAGATCCTTGTCGTTGAAGACGTTGTGCGAGCTTAGTCCATTCCACAGAGGTGGGGTTAATACCAACGGCCAGAGAGTTATCTACGCGATTCCTCATAGCGTGTGCAATGAACGGGAGAAAATATTGTCTAAAAGCAATACTGTAATGCATAGGGCAAGCTGTGAATAAACGAGTTTTACCGACATTAGCTTTAGCAATTGGAATTTTAGCATCCTTCAGTGTATCTATCCAGATAACTTCAGGGCGCGTATTATCCAAAATGCTTTGCTTCAATCGTTCAACGTCGTCTAACAGCGCTAAACAATGCGAGTTCGTCAAGTCATAATCCATATCTTTTCCAAACCAACCTTGCTTACCTACAGTTCCAGATGGTTTATGGAACGTATAAGGAAAACCAGGGGCAGTTTGTCGATTTATAGCGTTGATGAAAGGGTCACCATCTATTCCAATGATAGCCTCTTCAATAGTCAATGGCTGTTTATACCATTCGGGAGTATTTTGATATTCTCGATGATAAAAAATAACCATAGACTCATAAACCGTTTGCACTCGATCATCGGGCACATAAGGTCTAACAACACCATATTTCGATCGTTGTAATTTCATGGGGTCAATTCGATTTCCATTCGGGTCTGTAAACGGTCGTAAATATCCAGGTTTATTCGGGGATACACACAAAGCTCCAAAAGCGGCGGATTTAGTCATAGCAGTTTTGACACTACCATTAATCCTCACGCCAACTTTCGTTCCGTGCAATTGAAACACACCATTTTCCCTTAAAATGTCACTACGAACATCGAAGGGAACAACAGCATGTCCATATTGCGATGAAGATTTAAAATGGGACATCATCTTAACAATCATCTGTTGAGTGATACTAACAGAGATGCCTTCAACAACACCCATCAAACCAGCAATATGTATACCTACAATCTTCTTGGTAATGCTACTGCTCCGCGCAAGCAAAACTGATCCACAGTCTCCAGGCACAGTAACAGCGTGATACAAGTAAGATCCTCGATTTGTAATTATTTCATCTCGCATATTAGTTTCAACCAAGCTATCTTCAGGAGTTAGAGTAGACAAATAAAATATTTCGCGATAATGGCGAATACCTTTTTGCCTATCCTTTTCAGTCGCAGTCTGATATCGTGCTAAGATACCAGGATTGTGACCTACTCTGAAGAGATCTTGTTCGTCAATAATATGTTTAAAAGCTTGAGCGTAACATCCAGCGTTAACCGGTAGTTGAATTATTGCTAAGTCACGAGTCTCATGTTCTACATGATTCTCTTGACTAAGAATAACTTCTACAGGGTAACAACTAGTCGTAACAGCAAAAGCGTCTTCGAGACAGAATTCCAAAGTGTAGCCTAGTTCCATATCCATTTTAATTGCACGCAAGAAGTGTTTCGGTATTAAACCTAATCGACCTCCTAACATGAATATTTGTCCATAATAAGTTGTTGTTTTCACGTTCCCAGAATCGGTCTTATTCACAACAAACTTAAATAAATTTTTATAAACAACGTCGCGCACGATAGTAATCGCACCAACATCTTGTTCGGGTAAATTCCTTTGCAAAGATGCGGTTGATTGTTCCGACATGCAGCGACCACAATTTGTGATTGTACAAGCATCACGTTCATGTATATCAGCCTTTGTTAATATGCTTTTATCATCATTAACAAAAGGCATCAAATTAGAAACGCTTTGGTTGACAATCCGTGAC